AGGTTGCAAAGTATTGAGCAATTTGCTCATTTGTAAAAAGTGTAGTTGTTGGAGTAGGAGCTGGCGTAGGCGTTGGTGTTGGCGCAATGATGTTTATCAAATCAGACTGCGTTGTACTAAACAGTCCGTCATCACCTTCTTGGTCAACAAAATTACCGTAACGATCTAAAGCCATGATTATGCTGTTGTAGATGACACGAATGTCGCAGTTAAAATGACCGAAGGTATAGCAGGTCTAGTCGGACTAGAAGGCGCTGTATAAGCTTCAATATACGCAGATGTATTACTTGTTTTCCAGTACAACTGAACATAATCGTTTTCTAAAAACGAGTCTACGTAATTTAAACTTCCAATAACGTGATATGGGTCGCCCGGATTTTTGTGTGCTGATAAACCAAACCTAGAATTAGAATCTGGTATATCCACACCGTTTTTCCTAAACCAAATATCAATATCTTGCGGTTGATTTGTATCGTTAGCAAGCTGAATACTGAACTGAATGTTGTATACACCTTCGTAGGCAAACGTAATTTGACTGCTATTTTCTACAGTTACTCCATTCGACAGCGTTGTACTGTTAAGGGTAATTGGGTATGCAGTTGTTGTAGATGCAGCAGTTTGATCCGTGGTGTCATAAAACGCGCCGTACGGCAAATTAATAAACGAACCACCCTGCGGACCTAAAATGTTTCGAGTCACATTTTCTAGTCGATTAAAGTACAGCCTTAAAACATTGTTAAATGATTCAAAGTACAGTTGATCATAGTTGCTCGAGGCATACGGCAAGTTTGGTGGCGCTGGATTATCTAGTTTCATGCGCCACGTCCCGTAGCTCTTCCGTCTGAACGTATGTCAATTCTAGGTGAACCAAGTTGCCACGCCGATCCTAAGTCTGTGCTTTCAATCTTGAAGATCATTTGACGGCCACGAACTCTTACATAAACCTGGCCAGTAAACTGTTCAATAACTGACGTTGACGTTCTTGCCACGGTTGCCGAACTGTTGCCGCTAACAGACTGGGGATTGTTATATCCCGACCCAGAGTTCATCATGGGTATCAACGTCATCGTTACTTGTGGACTTGATGTCGATGAACCTTCAAAGGTGATGTCTGGAAGTATTCGATACACAAACCCTAAGTTATGGCCGTCTTGAATGTCAAACTCAGACGATTCAATGTACGAGTTTATTGCTACAGGCGTACCTGTTTCATTGTCGTCATTACCTAGTTCATGACTAACTAAGTTATAACTATATGTTGCCGCTTGTGGATAGTCTCTTAAACTTACATCAATCCAAGCCGTTCGTGCCATCGTGCCGTAGTGCCATACTTTTTCTGCGTAGTTGTAAACCACATATCGGTCTATTGTTGTTGAACTGGATGAACAATAAAACCACCATATTTCATTAAATCCTTCGTTAGTCCCAGCAAAAACTTGTTGGTTCTGGAAAAGATTAATATCACTAAAGACATACCTTCTAAGGTCACAATTTAATGTTTCGACGCGACCTGAGTAAGCGTAAAACTTATCTTTGCCCATCCAAAAAACCACGCCAGATCCTATTGCTGCGGCGTTTGGACCCATGATGGATAAGTTGTCTCCCATCAATTGGGAACCCCATACAAGAGGCGCGCCAAGATATTGAAGTGAATATAAAGACGTATCAGTCCACACCACAATTTCTTGTCGTGTTTGCAAAGCTGTAATGATTTCTGAACCGTGAGATAGTCGTATTGATCCAGCTTGATTTGTTGCCGCCGGTGACCAGTTAACTACTGATTCTTGATCCGACCACCGAATTAACATAGGGTCTTGAGTTGCTGACAAAACGTCATTACAACCAAAGCAAATTACAAATCTGTAAGTATCAGAAACAAAAATAAAGTTTTGTATGATGGGAGGATCAACCGCGCCTGGAAGCGTTTCTATGGCTACACCTCGAGTTGTTACTCCTGCGGTGGCATCCCAGTAATAAATATTTCCACCTCTTGGGCCATAGACTAAATCTTCGCCAAAGTTATTGGCCGACCAAAGCCGTAAAGAATCAAGAGAAGTTGTTCCAACACCCCAGGTACCGGCATTCCAAAATCCTGCTCCCCAGCCAGTAATTGGCGCTTGAGTAGCAGGCCCAGTATTAATTTGATAAGACGCTAATACGCTTGACCCACCACCTGTTGTTGTGGCGTTTGCATTACTTGATGCTGTTATTGAATAACTGTTGTTAGTAAGAAATGTTATTTGATACTCACCGTTTAACGTAAGCCCCGCTACTGCGCTTGCTCCGCTAAACGTAACAAAGTCATTATTTAATGCCCCATGAGAAGTTGCTGTAACAACAACTACAGGCGATCCATTTGTTGTGGCAAAAGGATCAGTGCCTAAAGCATAAGTATTAATAAAATACTCAACCTCTACCGTACCGCCACCCCCCGTAACTGTTGAAGTTGCCGCTGTCGTGACCGTAATGACGTAAGCGTTAGCACTGGTAATGGACGTAATTACATGGCGCGTATTAAGTTCTGCCGCAGGTATACCGCCCGTAGTACTTGCACCTGTAAAGTAAACCAAATCACCAGTTTGCGCGCCATGCGCTGTATCGTTAACCGTTACTGCTGTACTTGTATTGGTTGTATCAAAAGGGTTAGATAAAGACGTTGTATAGTTTCTTGTCCTTATTGGTGTTATGTCGTTATATGTACCGCCTTGTTCAATGTAATACTTAAGGTTAGTTCCAACGCCCATAAGGTTTTCACCGCCAAGCGTTGCCCAATTCCATAAGGCTCTGCAAACACCTAAAAATACATTAGCCGATATGCGTACCCATCCGCCTATTTTTTCTGGCGTTCCTTGGCGAAAACGTATCTTATCGGATACATACCACCCACCTTCCGTGGTATATCTCGTGTTCTCTCGGTTAACACCGTTTTTGTAAAGTACTTTGGTAAGAGGCATTACACACCCCGTAAATACAGCGCTTTTTCGGCTTTGCGGCGGCGAACCAATCCGGGCAGCTCTTTGCCCCCGCCAATAGTCCACATCATAAACGCTTCTGCTGCGCCTTCATAGTCAGCACGATTGTTCTTCATTCTTATTGAAGACCGCTGGTAATTCCCGACTCCAGCATTGAACGCAAAACTGACCACAGCGTCGAAGCTTGACTGACGGCCAGCAAGATTAGGAGACATTCTAAGAACACCGCGTTCAAAACGGACGAGATCATCCTCAAAAAGGCGATCAATCTCCTCTTGCGTCCAAGCGCGATTATCTTGGGGTGCAAGTGGGTAGTCCTTGCGAAGAATGCCTGTATAGCCATCTTTTCTCACTACAGGTAACTTGATTTGATCTTGGTACAAGACATGACCATAGCCAATCGTCCAGATGTGAGCAGGGCATAAATACGGCTTAAGACTTTTGCCTTCAAACCTATGCATCAACTCGATGCCAGCCTGACCTGCTTTCACTTCTTCTGCCAGCTACGCGAGCCAAACCAAAACCCAATGATGCCACCAAGCATTGCCATCTCATCGTCGGAAAAGATAATGGCGCTAACACGAATCAAATCGTCGATGTTCTGCACAAGGTGGGGGTGATGCCAAATGTAATACGCAAGCACAGCATTGATGGCAATCAGTTCTAGGATTAACAGATAAGTGACGTTAGGCCGTACCGTACCAATGTAATTCACGACCCACTTGCTAGACTTCTCAATGATTTGCTTGTCATGATCCAACGCAGCAACTGTCATTTGAGCATCAGTCTGCATGGCGATCTGGTCGGTGCGGATTTCTTCCACACGCTGCTGGGCTAAGAACCCTTCCTTGGCTAAAGCCAGTTCACGCTCTGATTGCATCCTCGCAAGCTCAAGTTCATGGGCTTGGTCGGCTTTGTTTTGGAAATAATCAAGCAGCTTTGGTAAACCAGAGATTAACAAGCCACCGAGCGTGGATAGCAATGAAAGCATAATTACCCCTTTGCGGTAATTTGATCTGCGCCTTTCTTAACCGTGACTTTACTGCCTTCAACATCCACTTGCATGGGTTGCTCGGCACGGTCTAGCTTGTCAAGACGATGAATAAGATCCTTGATGACTTCAAACTCAGGTTTTTCTTGCTTGGCAGCAGTTCCGGCGATACCGTTGAGCATCTGGATAAGTGCAGTAAGTGAAGCGCCAAGCAAGCCCATCACAGCAGCGATCTTCTCTCCCTCAAGGAAAAGCGATGCTCCAACGCCCACAAGCACGATGAAAAAAATATAAAGAAGGCCGTTCTCACCGATTGCCTTCCCTGCAACTTCTTTAGCAGAGTCCTGCGCTTTAATTTCTTCAAGCCGGATGGACGCTTGTGCTTTGAGAACCGCCAGTTCGTGGGCTTTATCTTCCATGATTAAAGCTCAACAGGCCATTGCACTTCCCAAGGGAAGCCGGTTTGTTGAGGAACATCTCTTAACGCTTGGCGATATGCCGCCCATGCAGCTTGATCTACTGGAGCGTCTGCGACCTGCGTCCAGTCCGTATCTTTAAGTTTTTGATTTCGTTGTTCACGAACCGATTTAGCTTGCTCGGCATCCTTGGCGGCAATCCCTTCAGCGTCAAGATCGGCTACGCTGTACTTGGTGTACCACTTGCCGTCCATTTGCTGGACACCATCTCGGTAGGCAATCTGGTAGCGCGTTGGCTGGGCTTGTGGACTCA